GACTTGGTGGATAGTATTAATACCGATTGTGTACCTAGTATGGATATGTATAAAGAGTAAGAATGGAGGTTGATTTAATGGACAATATATTTAACGTTGACGGTAGTAAAAGAGAAAAACCTAACATTCAGAATCAAATATATGAATTGAAATCAATTTTCCCTTTAATACTTGAAGTGGCCAGATTGAAATCTGAATATCAACGTGAGAGATTAACAAGTTTAAGACAACAAGGTTTTACAGAAGAACAAGCATTAGAAATCATCAAAGTAGAACGTACACCTTTCGACCAATATTAAATATAAGGGGGAACATAAGTGATAACGATTGAACGTCATGATATTAGAAAGTTAGAAGAATATATCCAACATGTAGAACGTTATCGTAAGGAATTAAAGGTTTGTGAGTATGAATTATTAGAAAATCACGAACCAGAGAATGTAGGTGCTGGGAAAAGCAATCTACCTAGTAACCCGATTGAACGTCAGACAATTAAGAAGTTGAGTAACAAACGATATGTAATGTTAAGTAATATTGTGAATGGCGTTGATAAGTTGGTAGAAGAAGCAGACGAAGATACACTCGATATGATTAACAAACGATATTGGGAATGTCCTATTGGTTGTTATGAGTGGGAAGATTTAGCTGAATACTTTGGAACAAGTAAATCAAGTATATTGAGACGACGCAACGCAATGATTAATAAGTTAGCAGAATTAATCGGTTATGTGTAAATGGACTTGAGAGGTATATAAGTTCGCTTCAAAAGGCGCTATCGTGATAGTGTAAGTTCTACCAGGTGACTTACATGTAATGATTTAATTCTTTGCTGAACAATTCAAAAACATACTCCTTTCTAAAATGTTAGTTTTTCATTTACTTATCCCTAAAAGGTAAATGAACGAGCCTATCTGAGAGAACACTCAGGTAGGTTTTTTTATTGTATAAAAAAATAAATAAAGTGAATAACGTGAGAGTTGGTGATATATGAGATGAACGGACTAAATAAACGACAAAAAACATTCGCAGAAGCATATGCTATACCAGGAACAGAATGTTATGGTAACGCTACTAAATCGGCTATAAGAGCAGGATATAGTAAAAAAACAGCATATTCACAAGGACAAAGAATGTTGAAGAATGATGAAATACGAAGCTACATCAAGGGGGTAGAAGAAAAACTTTTTGATGAACAAATAATGAGTGGCAAAGAAGTGTTGTATCGCTTAACTAGAACAGCTAGAGCAGAGACAGCAGAGATTGAGCCTGTCGTGACTAAAAAAGGTGATTATAAACTTAACCCTTCTACCGAAAAATATAATCTTGTATATGACGAAAGTGTTGAGTTAGTTAAAAAACCACCTAAGATAAGCGACCAAAATAAAGCGCTGGAATTATTAGGTAAATATCATAAATTATGGACTGACAAAGTTGAGGCAGAAGTTATCACACCAACCTTTATAAACGATGTGCCAGCCGATGACTGATAAAACGTTAAGCATTACAAAAACAATCGGTGGTGGCTACAACAAATTCTGGCACAACAAAAACTTTTATAGAGTAGTAAAAGGTAGTCGTGGTAGCAAGAAATCAAAGACAACTGCACTCAACTTTATATACAGACTAATGGAATATGAGTGGGCTAATTTGCTTGTAGTCAGACGTTTCAGTAATACAAATAAACAATCAACATATACAGATTTAAAGCGGGCTACAAACCAGTTAGGTGTAACCCATTTATTTAAGTTTAATGAGAGTTTACCAGAGATAACTTATAAACCAACTGGCCAAAAGATATTGTTTCGTGGTTTAGACGATCCTTTGAAGATTACATCAATAACAGTTGATACTGGGATATTATGTTGGGCATGGTTTGAAGAAGCCTATCAGATAGAAACGTTTGATAAATTTAGTACCGTTGTTGAATCTATTCGTGGTAGTGTTGACAGTCCTAACTTCTTTAAGCAAATTACAGTTACATTCAACCCTTGGAGTGAACGTCATTGGCTTAAACCTACATTCTTTGATGAAGATACACGATTAAACAATACATTTTCATACACGACAACATTTCGAGTGAATGAATGGCTTGATGATGTCGATATTGCACGTTATGAGGACTTGTATCGTACAAACCCTAGACGTGCAAGAATTGTATGTGATGGTGAATGGGGCGTAGCTGAAGGACTTGTGTTTGATAATTTTGAAGTGAAAGAGTTTGACTGGTTGAAAGTATTCAAACGGACACAAGAAAAAGCGCATGGTAGTGACTTTGGATTTACTCATGATCCAACTACATTAATTAGTACTGTTGTAGATATGAAAAACAAAGAATTATGGATATACGATGAACACTATGAAAAAGGAATGCTCACTGATGAGATATATCAAATGTATGTAGATAAAGGATATAAAGATGCGCTTATTGTTGCAGATAGTGCTGAGAAACGTTTAATTGCAGAGATTAAGCGTAAAGGTATTCCTAATATTAAACCGTCAATCAAAGGGCAAGGCTCAATTATGCAGGGTGTTCAGTTTATACAAGGCTTTAAGATATATGTTCACCCAACTTGTGTAAATACGATTGAAGAACTGAATACTTACACATTCGAACAAGATAAAGAAGGGAATTGGCTCAACAAACCAATTGACGCTAATAACCACTTGCTCGATGCACTTAGATATAGCCTAGAACGTTTCCATTTGCCTCATAAACAAACAAAAACAAATGTTAGGAAGAATATTAACACAATCAAATCAATGGGCTTATAAGGAGGGATAACGCTTGTTAAAAGTAAATGAATTTGAAAGAGATGCAGAGTACCGACAACACCGAGATAAGATATACAGACGTGACGCAGTAGAAACATATCGTTACGACGGTACATTAAGCGAGATACTAGGTGATTATGATTTCATTAGTGAATGTATTAGTCATCATTTAGAGGCGCAAGTACCTAGATTACAAATGCTTGACGATTACTATCAAGGACTTAACTACAACATCATGCGTAATCGTAGACGTAGAGAAAGACACTTAGCAGATAATCGTGCAGCACATGACTTCGCATCATACATCGCAGACTTTATTAATGGTTATTGTTTCGGTCATGCAATACAAGTTCAGTCAGAAGATGAAGATGCACAAGAGAAGATTAATGGACTACATAATCTAAACGACATCGACACACACAACCGTTCAATCGGATTAGACTTATCTATTTTTGGACGTGCTTATGAATACATTATCCGTAACCAAGATGATGAGGTTAGATTATACAAATCTGATCCACGCAACACATTTGTGATTTACGATAACACGATTGAACAAAATAGCTTAATTGCAGTGAGATACTGGCAAACTGCTATAAGAGAACAAGAAGATACAGACATCTATAACGTGGATATCATTACACCTAATGCGACTAATTTCTTTATTGCGAATAAATCCACTAATTTGAAATTGCAAGAACGTAGACCAACAGAACCACACTCATTCGGCAAAGTGACAATCACAGAGTTTAGCAATAATGAAAAGCGTCGTGGGGACTTTGAGAAAGTTATTCCGTTAATTGATTTATACGACAACGCTCAATCAGATACAGCTAACTACATGAGCGATTTAAACGATGCAATGTTACTTGTTGTTGGTAATATGGAACTTGATAGCAATACAGCACAGTTACAGAAAGATGCGAATGTATTTCATTTAGTCCCACCAGAATATACAACAATGGACGAGAAAACGACTGAAGGTAATGTGGACGCTAGATACATCTACAAAGAGTATGATGTAAGTGGCGTTGAAGCCTATAAAGACAGAATTAGTCGTAACATTCATATGTTCACGAACACACCGGATATGAGTGATGAAAACTTTGCTGGCAACGCGTCAGGAGAGGCCATGAAATATAAGCTGTTTGGTTTAGAACAACGTACTGCAATCAAAGAAGGTTTATTCAGAAAAGGCTTGCGTAGACGTTACAAGTTAATCGGTCAGATTATGAGTATCAATCGTGAATTAAATAGTGATGCTATTCAAGATTTAACATTCACGTTTACTCGTAACATTCCTAAGTCAGTAAAAGATGAAATGGATATGTATTTACAAGCTGGTGGACAAATCAGTCAACAATCATTGATGTCACTTGTGTCGTTCATTGATAACCCACAACAAGAAATGGAACGTATCGAGAATGAAGAAGATGCTCAATTACAAAAATCAGATGAACGAATGTACAACTTAGAGGGTATGGATAATCAAACCAATATTAAGGAGTGATAGTCCATGACCTACTGGGAAGATAGAGCAAAGGAAATCATTGATGAAGAAAGCAAATCAGATTATGAGATTGCTCAAGAGATACAACGCATTGTTGATGAGATGAATGAAGATATTGAAGATGAGATCAATCGTTTCTATGCAAGATATGCGATTAATGAAGGTATTTCATTTATTGAGGCTAAGAAGAAGATTGACGCAGTAGATGTTCAAATGTTCCAGCAGAAAGCGAAACAGTATGTTGAGAATAAAGATTTCAGTGATAAAGCTAATGCAGAACTAAGAGCCTACAATACTAAGATGTATGTAAGTAGAGAGAAACTACTACAAGCACAACTAGGACTTATCGTGACTTATGCTTATGCACAGATAGAACAATCTATGTATAACTACATGGAGAGTGCTTATTATCGTGCATTAGAGCAACAAGCAGGTATCTTAGGAGAAACGCTTCAAGTATCTATCAATGACGTTAAAACAATCATATTCACACCATTTGAAGGCCATAAATGGAGTACAAGACTTTGGTCAGATATGGACGTGGTAAGACGACACGTACAAAAGACCACACGTCATGTATTACTACGTGGTAGGCACCCTTATGAGTTTGTGAAAGACTTACGCAAAGATACAGGGGCAACAACTTACAACATGAAACGCCTATTACTTACGGAAACTGCAAGAGTTCAAACGTTAGCGTCTAAGCGTCATATGTTAGAAGAACACGGTGCAGAAGCTGAATATCAATTTGTAGCAAAAATAGATAGTAAGACTACGAAAACATGTAGAGGTTTGAATAATGAAACATTCAAAGTAAAAGACATGGTTCCGGGAGTAAATGCTCCACCTATGCACCCGTTTTGTCGTAGTGCAGTTGTACCATATGTAGGCAACTGGCGTGATAAGTTCTTTGAAGAACGTAAAGGTAAATATAATCTAAGTAAATATACGGAGTGATGATATGACTGAACAAGAGAAATATTTGAAAGAAATCGCTACTGAATTAAAGTTGATTCGTGAATTGTTAGAGGAATCAGATGAAATGAGAACTTTAGAAATCAAAACTGAGATAGGCTCTAAGGCTTTAAGAGAAATTGTCAATGGTGAAAATGTTAAAGCGAACCATGTATTTAAACTCTAGGAGTGATTAAATGGACTATTCAAAAAGATTAGATGATGTTATGGATGAATACTTACAAGTGTTTGCGAAAGATCCAAATGATATTTTAACTGACGACATGACAGATTACGACAAGATTAAAAAGTTAGAGCAAGCTATACAATCAGGTGCTTCTGATGAGTGAATTTCAAAAAGCACTTATTGATGTATTAAAAGATATTCATCATGAGTTAAAGCGTCTGAATGATACAAATCCTAGTAACCAAGCACAAGTGAAACCTAAGAAAGATAAGAAGAAATCATTCGAGCCTAAAAACTTTATTTGAGGTGGTACTCATGAGAAGTCGTAACGTGAAAATGGTGATCCAATTATCTCGTTGGTAGCATACGTTAGCTACTTGACCTAAGTAAGTCATTAAACTGCTCATAAACATACTAATAACTAATTATAAGGGTTAAGAAACTTGTTTCCTATCAAAATAAATCTAGCACACTAATCGGGCTTAATTGACTGATTGGGGTGCTTTTTTTATGCGATAAATTCGAGAACTTAACGTTTATGAGGAGGATAAAGAATGAATAAAGATGATTTATTGAAATTAAATTTACAGTTTTTTGCAGAAAACGAAGGCGATTCTGAAAAAACTAACGAAAATGATAATAAAGAGTCAGAAAACGATAACGATAGCAAGCAAGAAACTTATACAAAGAATGAAGTAGACTCGGCTATCAGTAAAGCAGTAGACAGCGCATTGAAGAAACGTGAGCGTAAGCACCAGCAAGAATTAGAATATGCTCGTGAAGAAGCTAGAAAAAAGGCTGAAAGCTACGCAAAACTAACTGAAAAAGAAAAGCGTGATAAAGAAATTGAAGAACGTGAGCAAGCGTTAGCTGAAAAAGAAAAAGAGTTCAAACTACGTGAACTTAAATCTGATGTTGAAAGTGACTTGAAAGAGAAAAAGTTACCTACTTCATTTGCAGAGTCACTTATTCATTTAGAAGATGTAGAAAAGATTAATGAAGTTGTGAAAGAAATCAAAGCTGATTTTGACAACGCAGTACAAGAGCAAGTGAAAGAAGTTACTCGTCAATCTACACCGAACAATCAAAGTAGTAGTTTTTCACGAAATCAAAGTAGAAAAGAAAAAGGTTTAGGCAGTATTGCCGATGAAGTAAGAATTATTCAATAAACGGAGGAATTAGATAATGAATGAAACTAACAAATTAAAGTTAAATTTACAACATTTTGCTAATAACGATGTTACACCACAAGAATTTAATCCAGATAATGTTATGATGCATGAACATAAAGAAGGTGAATTATTAAATAACTTCACTAAACCAATTTTACGTGACGTTATGGAAACTTCAAAAATTATGAGATTAGGTAAATATCAAGATATGGGTGGTAAATCAGAAAAGGATTTCACTTATTGGGCAGATAAACCGGGCGCTTACTGGGTAGGTGAAGGTCAAAAAATCGAAACATCTAAGGCTACATGGATTAATGCTAACATGAGAGCATACAAATTAGCTGTTATCTTACCTGTTACTAAAGAATATTTAGATTATACTTATTCAGATTTCTTTGATGAAATGAAACCATTCATCGCAGAAGCATTTGCTCGTAAATTTGATGAAGCTGGCATTTTAAATGTAGGTAACAATCCATTTGGCAAATCAATTGAACAATCAATTCAGGCTACTGGAAAAGTAATTAACGCTGAATATAATGAAGATAATTTATTGGATTTAGAGGCATTAGTTGAAAATGATGATTACGATCCAAATGCATTCATTTCTAAACGTCAAAACAGACGTGAATTAAGTCGTATTGTAGATAGTGTATCTAACCAACGTTTATTTGAAAAAGGTAAAGGTAGAAATGCAATCGACCAATTAGATGGTTTACCAGTATTGAACTTGAAATCACCAGATTTTAAAGAAAATGTTATTTATACAGGTGACTTCAACCAATTATTCTACGGTATTCCACAACGTATCGAATATAAAATTTCTGATAATGCTCAATTATCAACTATTACAAATGAAGATGGTTCACCAGTTAACTTATACGAACAAGATATGTTTGCATTACGTGCAACAATGCATGTAGCTGTTCACATTGCAGATGACAATGCATTTGCAAAATTTGAAGGTATTCCTACTAAGCCTGAAACAGCTACATCACAACCTGAAACTGTCTAATTAATCTAAGGAGGTCTGACACATGGCTTATTCATACGAAGTAGTACGACCATTTGTAGACGCAGAAGATAACAAGCCATATGAAGTGGGCGATATTTACCCTACTGACATTACAGATGAGCGTATTACTCAATTACTACATGCTGATAACAAATATAATAAACAATATATTAAGTTAGTTGTTGATAGTAAGAACACAAAAGCAGAATTAATTGAAATTGCACACAAACACGGTATTGAAGTATCTGAAAGTGATACGAAAGCAGACATCTTAGATACATTGGAGGGATAACATGGCAACATTAGATAATGTTAAGCTATTACTCTCAATTAATGACAATGTCCAAGATGAACTACTAAAAAGAATAATCGATAACACTGAAAAGCGTTTGATTAGCTTACTTCCTATCGGTATCGAAGAAGTTCCAGATAGATTGGAATACATCGTCGAAGAAGTAGCAGTCAAGCGCTTTAATCGTGTTGGCGCAGAAGGTATGACACAAGAAAGTGTAGATGGGCGTTCTAATACGTTTCAAGCAAACGACTTTGATGAATATATGGACGTAATAGATCAATACACGCCACGAACATCAGGCAAACGTGGGGCAGGTATTTTCTATTGAGATATAACAAGAGAGTCGTGTTTGCTAAAGAGACGAAAGGACAGTACAACCCTAAAACAAGTAGAACTGAAACATACGAAAAGCGCTATGATGAAATACCATGTAATATCAGTCCACTAAGTCCTAGTAAGACGGTTGTACAATACGGAAACATCAACAAAGACATTAATGTCATACGTTTAAACGGTCGTTTTCACCCTACTGTGACACACGCTTATATCAATGATGTTAAGTATCAGATTACAAAACGAATTGACTATGAACACGATACAGTGTTCTACGTTGAGGAGGTTAAGTAATGCGCTTCGGTGGTGGAGATTTAGACGACTTAATCAGAGATTTTGACCGCATGCACAATGATATTGATGATGATGTAGATGAAGTGCTGCATAACAATGCAATTGAATTTAGTGCAGATACAGTTAAAAGTGCTAAAGAAGTAATGAACAAAGGTTATTGGACTGGCAACTTAGCGAGAATGGTTGAAGATGCTAAAGAAGGACATCTTAAATACGGTATCACTTCTAAAGCAGGTTATAGTGGATTTCTTGAATACGGAACCAGATACATGGAACCAGAAACGTTTATGTTCCCAGTCTACCAAGAGTTCACGAAAAAAGTCAGAGCAGACCTCGAAAGATTAATTAACGGTTAGGAGGTATGCGATGAAACAATCGTTGAATTTGCAATTGTTCAATTATCTTTATACAAGGTTTGAAAAACTTGGCGTGCCTATCATTCGCACAAGCGAACTCAATCAAGAATTACCTTATCCTTTTATTGCTATTCAGAGTATTAGAGATGATATACGTCGTTTAACTTTTGACAGTTACAGTGGTAATCCTACTGCAATTATCCATATTTGGTGTACAGAAGATGATAAAGGTAAAAATGATGAGTTATACATTCAAGTTCAATCTATCCTACTAGATGAGATACAACTAGACGGATATACATTGACACTGCCACGAATTAGTGTGAATGAAAGTACAGAACAAGAAACTAATCAAACGTTGTCACATACAACTATAAGTGTAGAGTACGCAAGTCATTAAGTTGGCTTGCGTTTTTTAATACAAAAATTTAGGAGGTATTCAAAATATGCCAACAAAACAAGGTACTGATGAATTAGTATTAATTCGTAAAGTCGGCGATAGAAAAGACGCTAACAAAGTAATGTTAGTTACTGAGTTAGAGCGTGAAACTGAAAAAGATAGAGATACAGAAGCTACATTTGATGGCTCAGTTAATTCTGGTGGTACATTAGAGTCTACTGTAACGATTAATTGCTACATGGACCAAAAAGACACTTTATGCGATGAAATTGAGGACGCAACAGAAGACGATACGCCATACGAGTTATGGGTTATCAATAAACGTGTAAGAAATGAAGATGGTAAATATAAAGCTGAATATAGACAAGGCTACTGGAATAGTATCACTCGTACTAATGAAGCAGACGGTATCGCTGAATTTGAAACAGAGTTTGGCGTTTATCTTAAAAAACAACGTGGCTATGCTACATTACCGCAAGCGATTGAAGAAAACAAAGCTGCTTATGGCTTCCACGATACTGTTGCATCTGATCCAGCAGATGATGGTTTGGCTGACAGTATTCCACAACCAACAGAAGTTGAAACTGTATAAACACGAGGGGTAGTATCCCCTCTTTTTTATTTGCGCAAATAAAAAATAAGTGAGGTATTTAAATTATGGAAATTAAATTTAAAGATAAAGAATTAGAATTATCATTTGGATTAGGTTTTTTAAACAAGATTGACAAAGAATTAGGTTTAGAAGTAGAACAAATGACAATCGGACAAGGGTTGAATATGTTAGTCCCTAACCTTTCAAATGGGAATGTTGTTGCGTTAGCCAAAGTGATTAAAGCAGCAACTGATCATCATAAAAAGAAACCACAAACTGATGAAGAATTAGAAACAATTTTAGAAGATATTGCAGAAAATGAAGGTATTGATAATTTCTGTGAAAATATTATCGAGGAATTGGGAAAGAGACCTTTAACCCAAAACCTAGTGCCAGACGAATACAAACAAGACAAGAAAAGCAAGAAGTAAATGATGATGTACTGACATTCGATAGAGTAGTTGTCGTTTGCATGAGCAAACTAAAGATATATGACTTGCACAGAATAGAGATGATGACGCTCAGAGAGTTTAACTATCGTATGTATGCACTTGAATATGAGCAACTTGATAAAGACATGGATATGTATAAACTTGCCTTTGCTATACGTGACGCTCAAGCTGAACAAAAGAAACGTGGTGGCAGAAAAGGTGAAACTGAGTATCGTTTCAGAAGTGCTAACGACATCATGGACTATGAGGAAAACATTAAGCGTCTTAATAGAGGAGAGCCTCTCAAATTCGGCTCAGACTCTAAAAAAGAAGTTAATGCACCATCTGATTTGCTTAAAATGATTGCAAATCATAACAATTCTTTAAGAAAGGAGTGATAACGTGGCAGAAGCGAATTATAGTATTAAAGCACAGATTGAGGCGAATACCCGTAAGTTTAAGAGTGCTATTCAATCAGCTAAGAAAGTGGCTCAAAGTTTTAAGAAAACACAAGACTCAATTAAAGACACTAAGTTAGATGGCGATGCGTCAGGCGTTAAGAAAGCCGTTGAGAGTGCTAAAGCTAGTGTGAAAAGTTTTGATAATACTGAAGGAAAAGCAGAATTAGATATTGATTCTAGTAAATTGAGAGAACAAGTTAAAGCTGCTAAAGGTATAGTGAACAGCTTCGACCATTTACATGCAGATGCAGAACTTTCAGCAGACATCAAACGTGCTAGAACAAATATAGAAGCATTAGAACGTTATATTGATAATGTAGATAATAAAGACGCTGATATTGATATTTCGGCTGATGTTTCTAAAGCGATGAAACGCCTTGATATATTGCGCACTAATTTATCTTCAATTACCAATAAAAACTATGATGCAGAGATAACTGCTGATGCAACTAGAGCAAGAGAAGCAATCAAACGTGCTAAAAGTGAATTGAACAACTTTGCTAAGCAACGTGCTAAGGCAAAATTGGATGTAAACATGAAAGCAGCCTCATCCAAGGTTGAAATATTTAAAGCTATGCTACGGTCTATTCCAAATGTAGTTCGTACACGACTTGAAGTTGATGGCAATAAGTCTTTAGGTTTTTTTAAATCATTAGGGAAAGCGATAGATGAAAGTACAAGAACGTGGGATAAGCTAGCAACTAAAATTAGAACAATTGGTACTGTTCTAGGGAATATGATAAAAGGTGTTCTAATTTCTAATATCTCATTACTTGTGCCGGCAATCGCTAGTTTAGTTCCAGCGCTTATGGCAGTGTTAAATGCAATAGGTGTGGTTTCTGGCGGGGCATTAGGTTTAGCTGGTGCCTTTGGCGTTGCTGGAGCTGGTGCAGTAGCATTTGGTGCTATGGGAATCAGCGCTTTAAAAATGTTATCTGACGGTACATTAGAAGCTACTAGAGAAACAGAACGTTACGAGGCTTCGTTAGATAGCTTAAAGAGTGCTTGGGCTGGTCTTATTCAACAAAATCAAGCGCAAATCTTTAATACACTAGCAAATAGTATTGATACTGCTAAAGTTGCGTTAGCTGGACTTACACCATTTATTAATGGCGTATCAAAAGGAATGGAACAAGCAAGCGCTAAAATGCTTGATTGGGCTAAAAATTCACAAGTTGCTCAACAATTCTTTGAGATGATGGGTACAACTGGCGTAAGAATATTTAACAATATGTTAGATGCTGCTGGTTCATTTGGTAGTGGCTTAGTTAGTGTACTTACACAAATTGCTCCATTAGCTGAGTGGGTATCGCAAGGTTTTAAGAAGATGGGGCAAGCATTTAATGAGTGGGCGCAGTCAGTTGAAGGACAAAACGCAATTAAGTCATTCATCGAATATACTAAACAGAATCTACCATTAATAGGTCAGATATTTGGATCAACATTCAAAGGTATATTCAACTTAATGAAAGCATTTGCGCCTAATACTCATCTTGTACTACAAGGTTTAGCAGATATGGCTAAACAATTTGAACAATGGAGTTCAACCATTGCAGAGAGTGACGGTTTCAAGAAGTTCATCGAATATGTTCAAGAGAACGGACCGAAACTTATTCAGTTAATAGGAAACATCATCAACATAATTATTAACGTAGCTACTGCTATGGCACCTTTTGCTTCAGCAGTCTTAGATGTAGCAAACGCTATGACAGACTTCATCGCTAAATTAACTGAAGCGCATCCTTCAATTGGTATAATGCTGGGTTTAATTGCCACGTTAGCCGGTGTCTTTATGACGCTAGGTCCACCTATTCTAGGCGCAATCGATTTTATAGGAACGTTTATTAAAGCTATAACTGGTGCTGGAACGGTAATGGAAGCATTTAGTGCGATAGGAAGTGCGATTAGTGGTGTATTAGATACCGTCGCATTAGCGTTTATGTATTTAGACGCACCTATTTTATTAATAGTCGGCGCAGTTGCGGCAGTAATCGCAATATTTGTTGCATTGTGGAAATCTTCTTCTGTATTGCGAAATGCAGTCACAGACGCATGGAACGCTATTTCTAGTGCGGTTGGGGAGGCTATTCATGCGGTTATCGGTTTCTTACAAGATTTATGGAATGAAGCACAATCAATATTAGCGCCATTAGTACCAATTTTTAAAAATACATGGGATATTATTGTTAAAGTTGTCGAAACAGCAGTTAAATTATTAACACCTATGGTATCTCAAGCATTTAATACAATGGTTAATGTTATTAAAGTAGCGTGGGAAGTTATTAAAGCGATAGTAAAAATAGCTATGGAAGTCATTCTTGGCACGATTACTGCGTTACTTCAAATCTTAGCTGGTGATTGGTCTGGTGCATGGGAAACTATATCAAAAGTCGGCGCAGATATTTGGCAAGCCATTGTAGATATGGCTAAAAATATTTGGCAAATTTTAGGAGATTATTTACAACAAACATGGCAAAATATTGTGAATGGCTTTTCTCAAATATTTGGACCATTAATCAGTCTGGCTAGTCAAATTTGGCAAGCAATCGTTAACGCAGTATTAACAGTGGTCGTTCAATTAGGCGTATTTTTAATGAATATTTGGACTAACATCGTAACAACAGCGCAAATTATTTGGGCTACATTAATTGTAGTTGCTCAAACAGTTTGGACTGCAATAGTAACTGCAATCACAACGATAGTTACAACTTTAGGAACGATATTATCAACAATTTGGACTAGCATTGTGACGGTAGCTACAACGATTTGGACTACTTTAGTCACAGTTGCGCAAACGATCTGGACTACGTTAGTTACGGTTATTACAACTGTTGTTCAATCAATATTAACGGTGGTTACAACGATCTGGACTACGTTATTATCAGTTACTTCAGCTATTATGGGCGCTATCGCTAGTGTAATTTCTTCAATTTGGAGTTCAATTGTAAGTATTATTAGTTCTATCGTTTCATCTATTGTAAGTTTTGTTTCAAGTGGTTGGTCTACACTTATGAGCGTAACTTCATCAATCATGAGTTCTATTTCTAGCGTTATATCAAGCATTTGGTCGTCAATCGTTAGCTTTATTTCAAGTGCAGTATCAAGAGCAGTAAGTTTTGTGACTAGCGGTTTCCACAATATGCTAAGCGCAATTATTTCTGCTATGTCCGGAATGGTAAGTGCAGTAATTAGTGGTATGTCAAATGTCGTTAATTCTGTAAGAAATGGAGTATCTAATGCTGTAAATGCTGCTCGTAGCTTTATAGGTCACATGAGACAAGTCGGCGTTGATTTAATTCAAGGCATGATTAATGGTGTTGTTAGTATGGCTCGTAATTTAGTAAACGCTGCACGTAACGTAGTTATGGGGGCAGTAAACGCTGCTAAAAGTGCGTTGCATATCGGCTCACCTTCTAAGTTATTCAAACAATTTGGTGTATGGACTATGGAAGGTTTAGGTATCGGAATTAATAAAGAAGGTAAAAATGTAATCAGTGGTATGGGTAGCATGGCAAACTCAATCACAGAAGCATTTAATAGCAATTTAGCAGTACCAGACATTACTTCTAATATGAAGAAAGTTAATGCTAATATGAACGCTCAAGTCCAACATACACATACTGTTCAAACAAATCCTTCACAACGTGTTGTTCGTATTGAAATGGATGTTAACAACGAAGCATTAGCAGCGATTGTTAATGGTCAAACTGCAAATGATGATACGGTATTTTCATTCTAAGGAGGTCGTTCAATGGATATAGAAATTAAGAAAAAAAACGGACAACGTTATACTTTGAACGACTTCGGTTTCAAAGTGACGAATGTGACCGTTGAAAGTATTGAAAAAGAAACGGATTACGAGAAAAAAGAAAATACAAGTGGTCGTATTCTTCTAAGTAGCCAGTATCGCAAACGAACTATTACAGTTGATTGCTATGTGGTTTCTACTAAACTAAACGACAACTCACGTTTACGAGATGAGTTTTACTCGCTAACTAATAGTAACGAACCTATTCATATTAGAGAATTAAGACGGACAGTTCCACTTAACTATCGCTTTGTACAACCTACTGAAGATGACTATCAAGAGATAGACGAATATAACGTTCTTGTATTTAATCACGAGCCATTTAACGACAATCATTATGTGAATGGTAGACAATATCAAGTTATGTGTTCGGATGTAGTTGTACCTGAAGAAAATGGTCGTAAGATTAACTTTTCAATCAAATTTGAAACAGTAGAACTTCCATTTGCTGAAAGTATCGGAACATCATTGGAATTAGAGAAACGACCTGACAGAGAATTATGGTCGAATGATATGTTAATTCCTTTTGATGAAGAAGATGCACGTCGTAAGTATTCATTTACTAATGTATATAACAATTCAGTGTACTATCACGGGAATGTACCTAATGATCAATTCAATTTATTTAAAAAAGTAACAGTTGTATTAGGGAAAAATGTTAAAGCAACGGAAATTTTCAAATTTACGTTAGGTAATAGTGATGTTATGACAATCGAAGGTGCTAACTTAAAAAAAGGCGACAAGATTGTCTATGACGGTGTACAGACGTTTAGAAACGGTATTCCTATTAATGACTTAGCATCAAACGCACAACCAAAATTTTATCCCGGCTGGAATAATTTTGAATTTAATCAACAAGTTAAATCAGTAACATTTGACTTGAAATTTTATTACTTGTGAGGTGTAGACATGCCAATATTAGTTACTCCAATACGTGGGCGTAGTATTCCATTGTACGTGTCTACTACCGAAACATCTAAACTTGGTTCTGATATAGTCTTACAATTTGAAATTGTTGAAGATGAATTTAATTATCAAATTGTCAGAGGTTTACAGAAACGATGGACGATTTCTAGAGTACAAGGTCCGAAAGATAAAAGAGAATACGTAGTATTTATTATCGACAGACAGACACATGGTAAGAAACAACGTGTGTCTGTTTCTTGTCGTTATAAACCATTAGATATCATTAAACACACTCGTATTTACGACACAATAGATGGTAGTTTTACTGCTAATAATTTTCTTAAACGGATTTTTGATGGTACTGGATTGAAGTACAAAATAGATGGTTCTCTTGGTTCATCTCAATTTGAAAATGCTGGCGAAGGTGAAAGTTTAGAAGATTTGATCAAAAAGTTTTGTAGTCACTTCGATGTAGAGTTCGATATTGAATTTAATAACAAAAAAGGAACATATACATTTGTATTTACACCATTCTTAAATAAAAATGCTAGTTATCATATAGATGATGAAATCAACGCCAATAATATGAAAGTTGAAGAAGATAGTAGTGAACTTTATACCTATGCAGTTGGATATGGCGATTATGATGAAGAAGAAGGTAGTACAGCAGCTGGCTTTGTTATGAAATTTGAGCATCCTAGCATCAAAGACTATGGTCGTTATGATGCACCACCGATTAAAGATGGTCGTATCAAAGATAAAGAAGTAATGCATCAAAAACTTCAATCATTAATCGAAAGTTCAGTTAAAACATCAATCAGTTTAGACTTCATCGCTTTGAACGAACATTATCCCAACGCTGTTCCTAAAGTAGCTGATATCGTTAAGATTAATCATTCTATCTTAGGTATTAATGAGTTCGTTCGTATTGTTGATGTAAAAACGATAAGGGATAAAGATAATATTATCGTTAAACAAGATGTGACGTTAGGTGATTTCAAACGTGTAGATAGATATAAAAAACGTGTAAGTGAAGCAGCGGCAGCTGTAGGGAAATTAGGTGGTCAAAATAGCTTTGTTCACACATATAAAGTAACGACTGCAAAAACAAATGCAGCTATTAAAACCACACAACGCCAACAAGAAGACAATGCTACTAAAGATATAAAAGCAACTAAAGAAGATGGCACAGTCGTTAATTTAAGTAATGCTGATATTGTCATTGATGCCAATGGCAACTTGAAACTAAAGTAGGAGGTTTGAAATGAGAAAAACGATATATACCGACTTAGATGCAATATTTGGCGCTCGTTTTGTTAGAGAAAATGAGTTAAATTTTATTGCTACAAGAGATATGTTAACAAATATCGAAAAGTTATTAGATAAGCATAGTCGAAATGAAACAAAAGCACATACTGCCGAACAAATTAAGTACACACTTCCTACTGGTCCTAGTACCACAGTTGATAAAGAACTTCGTTATCAAAATGAACGTGTTAGAAACTTAGTACTAGGTAATTTAGGAAACGGTCAACAAGAAGTGCGTGACAGTCGTGTTTCTATGGATGGTCAAAGTCATTCATTACTTTCTGAACGTTTAAAACATGATTTTTCATACATTGAAGAAGAAACAGATAAGTTGATGAATGTTACTGATGATCCTGCATATTTATTTAATCCACCTTACATGAAAAGTGCTGAACGTGGTGTAAACGAAACGCCATTAAGTAATGATCCAACTGAAAATTTAAAAGCATTCTACGACGTGTTTGTCGATAATAAATACTGTTTCAAAAAATATATTGGTAAAGACCAATCAAACAAATACAACGTATATAGTTATACATTTGAGCCGGAACATTACAGTAAAACAGTATTAGTCACTTGTTGTATTCATGGTAATGAGTATAGTGCGTTTTACGCTATGAGTCGTTTCATGAACTTAGTTGTGAACGAGTGGGAAAAATACCCACAACTCGCTTATTTACGTAAAAACGTGCGTATTGTCATGGTTCCTATCGTAAATCCATGGGGCTTTGCTAATCAAGAACGTGAAAATGTAAATAATGTTGATTTAAACCGTAATTTTGATTACTACTGGGAAAATGGTAGTGGTAAAAGTCCGAGTGGTAAGAATTATAAAGGCTCTAAAGTATTTAGTGAACGTGAAAGTAGAAATATGAAAACACTCGTTGAAAGTTTAGATGAAATTACAGCACACATGGACTGTCACAACATTGTATCTCAAGTTAGTGACTATTGTTTATTCTATCCACGTTTTGCTAATCAACCTAATAACGAAATGACACAACTTTTAATGGAATTATCAAACTACGGTGATTATGTCACTTGGGGTTCAAGTACATTAGCGTCATTCTCAAATTGGGTTGGTATCACGAAAGGTATTACATCATTCTTACCTGAAGTATATGAAGGTCGCGCTGGTAAACCTAGAGGCGCGGAAGAAATGTGGCGTAGCGTATATTACTTAGGAAATATTCTTTTAAGATTGTCGAGCCTATATAACGGTCAAAATGGAAGAACAGCAAACGAACCTATTGTTAAATCATTTGTATATAGTAGTCGTTATAATAATTCTGGCGTTAAACCATTCTCACTTATCGCTAAAGATGGATATCAACGTATGTTAATGACTCAGCAACGTTTTAAAGTTACTGCAAATGGTTTCGTAGAATTAAACGGATCAATCACAGTTCAATTATCTAAAGATACAGTATTTGGCGTTAATCCGGGTGTTGCACAAAACTACAATCCATTTAGTGGTAATGGCAAAACAAGAAGACGTCAATTGTTTAAAATTGAGCATAAATTACCAGCTGGTATTCATACTATTCCATTACACGCAGTAGCACCTGTTCAACTTTCTACAACAACACCAGATAATGTTAAACGTACAAACGAAGTTATGGCAGTGGTAGACGTAATGAGAAAAGAAGGATATGCAAAAGTATTGAATATGGTACTTAATGTTAAATTCACACCTAGTCATTCTCATAATGCTGTTCAAATGTTTACTTCAACAGGATATGGCAACCAAAAAGAGCAAACATTCAAACAAATCTATCCAAATAAACCAGCACCGTTTGATGTTCGTAATAAGATTATCACTAAAAAATAAGGAGGTTTTTAAATGGACGGTTTGAAAAAAGAAGCGAAAATCACAGTTGTTGATGAGCCACGCTTGAAACCTATTACTGATGAGAATATCGGTTTTTACAACATGGATATCAATACAGCAGTTTTAACGTTTCAAGTAAGAAAACAAGATTATCCATTAGAAATCAGTAAAGTGAATACTGATATTTATGCTTATTTTGTATCTGATAATGGTTCATCAACTGGACGTGTTCAAGTTGATTACGTTAATCCAATGCAAGGTATAATTCAACTTACTTTAGATAACGATTTCTTAAAAGCTGCAACAGACACTTATGTGACAGGTCAAATCTACATCAAAGCTGTTGGACGTAAAGACACGGTTGTGTTAAACGAATTCCGTTTCTATGTGAAAGATGCATTGATTAATCAAATTGATGCCGATATCAAAATCAGTTATATTCGTGAAATTGACGATTTAATTGATAACTTCAAAAAGAAAATTGAAAATGTATCTCAAAACTTTAGCGATATCGAGACAGCACAAGCTGATTTTACTGCGTTTGTAAATGCACAGAAAAATACTTTCATTAAACAAGTTAATGATATGAAGAATGAGATGAATGCATTTGCCAACAATACACAAAAAGACCTTATAGACCGACTAAACTCAATTGACGACAAAATGTTGCAAACGCTTAGTGAATTGGAAAATGGTACAGAAAATTTTGTTACTGAAGATGAGTTAAATACGTTACTTGCAAATTATCCAACTAACGAACAACTCACTACACAACTAAATGGTAAAGCAAATGTAGGGGATGTTACCGGAAATCAATCAGTTGAATTGCCTGATTTTGACGTAATAATTAAAGAAAAGGTCGACGAAGCACTTGCTAATGCACAATTACAACGTTTCACATTTACTGATGACAACGGATATATTCCTAGAATTGATAACCCTGACCTCTATACTATGAGTGGTATTGACGCGTCAGGTTTTTATTATGCCTACAACCCAGTTAATTCACCCGATCCAAATAATCAAAGCGGTTATTTACTTGTTATGGCAAGAAGTAGTAGTTATAAGAAAGTGTTATTCTTCCCATTCAATCGTCATGTATTTTATTCACGCAATAAGATGGGCGATACAACAGGTTGGGGAAATTGGTACGATGCAACAAATAATATAAACGTAGGTGAAATGATTGCAGATGTTGACGAAATTTAATAGAAAGAAGGTGCAATATTTTGAAAAAGAATACAATACTTTATTCACTAGCTGTGGTATTGCTTAGTGGAATAGGTTTACTAGAATTTGAACGTGGATTCTTTTGGACGAAAGAACAAAATGATATTCTTGATGATAGTGATTTCTACTTAGCGCTTCATCACATCATGCCAATTTGGGTATGGGGCGTTTTAGGAATGATTTGTAGTATTTTTATCATTATCGCACCGTTTTTTTTACCAAAACAAAAATTAAACCATATCTTTGACTATCTCATATTAATAGGAGGTTGCGGAAATGCAATCTTCTATTTTTTTATGACATCAGCAAGTGTCTACAATGCGATTAACTGGTTATCACCTTTGCAGTTCGCCACGATAACCATGATAAACGTGGGACTTGCATTCTTCGGAGGTGCTGAGATTGTCAGAAGAAAATGATTACGTTAAACGCCACGAATTTGAAAGAAGTAACGGTAAAATTTATGAACGGATCAATCAGACTGATAAGCAAATTATCGCTTTAAACGGTAAGATTGATACTCAAAACGCAATACAAGAAAAAAACTATCAATCACAGGAACGTTCTGAAAAACACTTAGAAAAAATAAGTGGAGAAATAACTAGTTTTAAAGACGGTTTCAACGAAGTTAAAAATCAAGTAGATAAACATTCAGATGAATTAGACAAGATTAATGCAACGGTAAGTGATAAACAAAAATGGAATGTTGGGATAGCAACAGCAATTATTAGTGGAATATTTGCTTTACTCGGAACAGCCATGCAACTTGCACCGTTGATATTCAAATAAGTCGATACACGAATGTATCGACTTTTTATTATGTAAAAAAGGAAGGTGGATAAATGGCAATTTTACCTTCATCAGGCAAACCGACAGCCAAACAGGTAGTGGCATGGGCTAAATGGTTAGCTGATAACAAATTAGGCGTTGATGTCGATGGTAGATTAGGTTACCAGTGTTAAATCTAGCACCCTTAACGAGTAATCGTTATTGCAAACTCCTCTAATTCATGGAAAGCCTAAACAAGTAGAGTTGTAGGTAATCATGAGCGAAGTCCGAAAGGAAACGTGCAACGACTAGCTGGAAAGCGTACACTCAAGCGAGTGGAAACGGGGAGCAACCTAATAGGTTGATGATATAGTCTGAACATTCATAGAAATATGAAGAAGGTAACAAGTAGCGAATGTTATCGTAACAAATTTGTGGGACGTACCTAACTATATATTTGATAGATATTGGGGATTTAGAACATATGGAAATGCTGATGCAATGGCACGACGTGACCAATATCCAAATAGCACATGGAAGATATATGCGAATACACCTAGTTTTGTGCCGAAACCGGGTGACGTTGTGTGTTGGACGTATGGCGCATACGGGCATACAGCGATTGTAGTTGGTCCTAGTGATACTAACACATTTACTTCCGTTAATTATTAAGCGGCTTTATTCAGAAATGAATATCGAATAACCTCTCTAATTCATGGGAACTCCTAACGTAAAGACGAGGACAATCATGAGCGAAGTCCGAAAGGAAACGTGCAACGACTATCGAAAATACACTAGACACTCAATTAATTGGGTGTCTTTTTTAGTGGAAATGAGTAGAGTACATTCAAGTGAATGGAAATGGGAGGCAACCTATTAGGTTGATGATATAGTCTAGTCGTCTATGGAAACATAGAGCAGTTCATAAGAGAACGGGCAATGATTAACGACCATTGTCGAATGAAAACGAGATCAGAACTGGTATGGGGCTAACAATTGGTACGGTAGTAAAGCTGCATATGTTAAACATAGTTATAGTGGTATGGGTGGTAATCTTTATTTCATCAGACCACCTTATAAACAAGAACCTAAAACTGAAACGCCACCTAAAGATACAACACCTGATAAAGATAAAGGCGATACTTCTTCAGACAAACCAAAATCAGAAACTAAAAAAGAACCACTTAAAGAGCAAAAAGTTATTACAGTAACAGCTGAAGATGATGAGAAAGTAGATTATCCTAAATTTATCCCACATAGAATTGCTAATGGCGAGGTAAGAAGTCACAAACCTAAAGGCTTAGCAGTCAAAAATGCTGGCACAATGTGTTCAGTACAACAGATGTATTATGACAGAAACAAGTATATTTCTAATTCTGAATATCCACATTTTTACATTGACCGTCACCATATTTGGCAACCACGATATACAGATGTCAAAGTACCTAGCGAACCTGACTATATCGTAATTGAAGTATGTGGAGATTATAGCGACACCAAAACAGATTTCTTACTTAATGAACTACATGCAATCATATTTGGTGTAGGGGAACTAAAAGGATATAACATTCCGCTAAAACGTTCATCTTTAAAAGTATCTGACGACTTATGGCGTACCGTCATGGAACATGGTAACTTTGACCCTTTAATTGACGGAAAACCTTCTTCAAAGGTACTTGATAAAGTAGAGCAATCTTTGCTCAATTTATATACAAATAAAGATAAACTACTTAAAAATATAAAAAGTGGTAAGACAACTAAGATTGATATTAAAGTTGATAAGAAACAGAAATCATCAAGTTCTACTTCTTCAAGTAGTACAGCTAAACCATCAACTTCTACATCTACATCAACAACATCTAAAGTTTCTAGTAAACCTAAAGTCATTGTCGTTTATAGCAATTACACATTCACTCAAGCAGTTAATATTCAAATGACAAAATGGCCACAAATCAACTATGGCTCAGGTTGGTATAACGCTGGTCGTGCAGATACATTAAAAGCAATGAACAGTTTAGAAATATGGAACAGTTCAAGTCAAAAATACCAAATGCTTAACTTAGGCAAGTATCAAGGTATTTCAGTATCAAAACTCAACTCTATTCTTAAAGGTAAAGGAACATTATCAGGTCAAGGACAAGCAGTGTCTGATGGTTGTAAAAAATATAATGTGAATGAAATTTACTTGATCTCACACGCATTCTTAGAAAGCGGTTATGGTCGTTCTAACTTTGCTAGTGGTGTATATGGTGCTTATAACTACTTTGGTATTGGTGCTTATGATAGTAATCCTAACTACGCTATGACCTTTGCTAAAAACGAAGATTGGACAACGCCGGCTAAAGCAATTATTGGCGGTGCTAAATTCGTTAGACAAGGTTATATCGATAGAGGGCAACAAACATTATACAGAATGCGTTGGAATCCTCAAAGTCCCGGCAATCATCAATATGCTACTGATGTACGTTGGGCGCAACACCAAGCAAATACAATTAAAAGTTTATATGATGAAATCGGTTTAAAAGGTGAACACTTTATACGTGACCGATACAAACAAACATAGGACTACATGCTGACAGCGTGTGGTCCTAAATTTATTTAAAAGAGGTGCTTAAATGGAAACGTTCAAGCAAGGTGAAGTAACTGCTCGCATAGATGAGCGAGGTATTGACTTAGGTAACATCAATGTCAATCTCTACACAATGGATAACTCTACTGCTGCGTTAGATATTCATATTAAAAAACGTAATATCTTTAGCGAAGAAAAAGAATTTATTCCAGTAAATCTAAATCAAACAAGTTTTAAACCTGTATTACATCTAATTACTGAAGATAACTCTATTTTTACTAATGAAGAATTAGAAGTAGTTAAAGCAGAAGAAGGATATGTACGTTACAACGTGTCCGATTACGTAACAAGACATGTAGGACGTGTACAAGCAAAATTATTCTTAATTGATAGTAGTAATTCGACTGATGATAGTTCACATGTGGCGGATTTCTATTTCAAAGTAAACGATAGTGGTATCACAAAAGCAATCGGTAAAGAAGTTCATGTTGATATGCTAGATGATATCGTTGAACGAATTTTATTAAAGGACATCGAACGTTTTAAAGGTCCACAAGGTGACAAGGGAGACGCTTTTAAATATGAGGACTTTACTCAAGAACAACTTAATGCTTTACAAGGTCTACCCGGAAAAGATGGAACGTCTATTTCTTATACAGATACAGGTTGGCTTCCTCTTCCATTGATTAATGGGGCTACAAAAGCTGGAAGTGCAAATCTCCCTGAATACAGACTTGTTTCCATAAATGATACTGACTTATTATTTTTTAAGGGAGCAGTGCAAAAAATTTCTTCAAGAACAATGGAGTTTGCAAAGTTGCCAACAAATATTTCACAGAAAATAAGCAATTATTCAGAGTATTCAAAAGTGGGAATAAACCCATATATAAATACATCAGTTATATATAACATAACTATGACTACTTCTGGAAAACTAGAGATAACATTTGAGCCTAATAGTACAGTAGAGACCAATACACCTTATTATATCGAAGGAATAATAGCATTATAGGAGGGTGTAGAATATGGAAATAAAACAAATTTATTTTTATGACGGAACTCCGTTTTTAGTCATGGAGAATAAAGACGGAGAATTAGAGTACCCAAAAGAGCAATGGACTGACATTGCTCCACCAGAAGGACTTTATGAACCTATCCATTTTGATGGCAAAAAATGGGTGGGTACACCGTACGAAGAATGGTTGGAACAACAGCCTAAAATTGAAGTAGAAGAAACACCGGATGATAAAGACGTTCTAATAGCAGATTTAACATTACAATTAATGGAAACACAAAATACAGTAGTAAATTTACAGAATGATATGGCGAATTTAACATTACAAGTTTTGGAGAGTGATATTAATGCGTAATATAGGTATTAGATATTATAAAATGGGCTTATATAACGAAGAACAGTTTGCTTTATTTGTAAAACGTGGTTTTGTAACAGAAGAAGAATTTAAAGAATTGACTGGGCAAGAGTACCAAGACGTAGTTAAAGAATAACCACAAGCTGACCTTTTTAGGTCGGCTTTTTATTTTGAATAAGGAGTGAATGATCGTGTCAGACTTATATAGTTCAATGATTGAACTACAAGGTAAAGAAAACGATTGGTCAATTGAAATGAATACAAACAAAAGCAATATTCTTAGTTTTGCACCACATGGTGGTGGTATTGAAGCTGGTTCATCTGAACTCGCGTTACTCATTTCTCAAAAGTTAGATTGTAACTATTTCACATTTAAAGGAAAGCTACCTACTAATAACAGTAAACTACATGTAACTTCTACTCGATATGATAATCCGGAATTACTTAATTTGATGAGAGATGTTGATTATTCGATTTCTATTCATGGCTATGCTGATAATGAATATGCTCAAACATTGATTGGTGGTAGTAACAAAGAACTAAAAGCACTTATTAAACGTAACCTAATTAATCGTGGTTTTGATGTACAAGATGCACCAACTAAATTAGGTGGTGATAAACCTAACAACATCACGAATAAGACTAAAACAGGTTTAGGTGTTCAACTTGAGTTATCAACCAAACAACGTAAATCATTCTTTAGTAA